TAAATGATCCTGGCATTGATGCGGCTGCAAGGGGTCTTCTTGGTCGCCGCGATCTACTTTTTCTACGTCGGGCTTGGCGCGGACGACGATTGGCCCTGAGACGCGTTTGAGACGCGAACGAGACTTGACGCGAGCCGTGTTATGCTAAAGGCGTGCTCCGTCGCAAAGTAAGGTATGGCCTTCCCCAAGGTTTCGGCGCGATTCACCCGAAGTGCTACGGGGCCGAGTTCGACATCGTCATAAACGAGACGGGCGCCGTTGCCAACGTGACGGCCATGCCCTTTGATTGGGTCGACAAGGATGGCGCCGCGATCGCGGTCGTCAAGGTCGAGAACCCTCTCTATCAGCACGCAAGCTGGCCGTTCGACGATTACGATTCGATCCGTGCCCGGTTGTCCGTCGTTTTCAGTTGCGACGAAGTCAAGGCTGTTTGCTTGTGGGTCAACTCGCCGGGCGGGGACTTTGCCGGCAACATCGAGCTCGCGCGCGAGCTTCGAAAGATGGCCGACGCCGCGAAAAAGCCTTTCCTCGGCTGGACCGATTCGAAGGCTCTTTCCGCGGCGTGGAGCATCATTTGCGCGTGCGACTCGATTTGCGCGACCCCGAGCGCGTTCGTCGCCAACATCGGCGTGTGGGCCCCGCTCGTCGACGTGACTCGGCAAGACGCCATGCAGGGCATTCGATACGCGTTCGCGGCGACGGGCGAGCGAAAGCTCGATCACAATCCGCACGTCCCGATCGACGAAGCCGCCGTGTCTGCCTTACAAGCTCAAGTAGATGACATGGGCGAGATGTTTTTCAAGCACGTTGCCGATCGCCGGGGGGTATCCGTCGACAAGATTCGAGCGATCCAAGGGGCCGAAGTCCTGGCATCGCGGGCCAAGGCGCTCGGCTTGATCGACGATCTTTACGATTCCTTTGACGAGTTCGTGATTGCCAAAGGCGGCAAGGCGTCCGACCGCAATTTGACAGCTCCCGAGCAAAAAAGCACACTGAATGAAGGTCCCAGAGACGTCTCAGGAAAAGCCATGGCAAAACTGTCTGAAGCATTCAAAAAGTCGCTCGCGGCCGTTCGCGCGGCCTACGACGAGGCCGAAAGCCCCGAAGATAAGGACAAGGCGAAAAAGGCCATGCGCAAAATGGAGGCCCTGGCCGAGGGCGAGGAAGAGCCCAAGGAAGAGCCCGAGAAGAAAGAGGGCGAGGCTTCCGCAAAGGCTGAATCCGACAAGACCAAAGAGGAAAAAGAGGCCGAGGCTAAGGCGCTCGCTTCTAAAGCCGAGTCCGACAAGAAAGAGAAGGACGAAGCCGAGGCGAAAGCCAAGGCGCTCGCGGCTAACTCTTTTGACATGGCGGCCCGGATCCAAAAGTTGGAATCGGAGACTGCCGCGAACGCTGCCAAAGAGCTCGTCGCTCGTCGAGCCGCCGCGTTTGCTTCTCGTCCTGACTTTTCGAAAGAGGTCCGCGGGTTTCTCGAGTCCGTCTCCGTGGAGCAGCTCGAGAAGGCGTGCAAGGAGTTTCCACGCGTCGTCGGCGGGGTCCAGGCCGCAGCTGGGGCCCTCGTCCCGAACGCGACGCAAGGCATGGGCGAAGACGGCGCAGGCCTTTCGACCTTGCCGGCCGCAGACGCCGACTACATCCGAGCCAGGATGCAAGGTGGCAACCCGAACGTCGGAATCAAAAAGACCGCTCGATCACTCGAGCTCGGGTTCATGGATCCAAAAGCCGCCGCGGAATACGCGGCCAAGAACAAGATAGAGGTGTGACGTGGCCGCTCTGAGTCAAAAACGAGTTCCGATTGAAGAGCGCGCGCGAGTCGTCGCGTTGCCGATGGCTGCGGTCAAGGTGTATCAGGGCGGGATCGCTTGTTGGGACACCGCGAACGGCGTCGTGACCAACGGCAAAGCATCGACCACGTTGATCAAGATCGGCGAGTGGGAAGTCTCCTATGACAATTCCGGCGGCGTGTCCGGCGGGGCCCAAGTACTCGTCGACCTCGACACTGAGTTCATGCTGCGTTGGTACGACAACGATCCCGGGGGCGGGGCTTTGGTCGCCGCAAACATCGGGACCATGGTCTACATCCTCGACGACCACACCGTCACGAGCACTAGTGCCGGCAACAGTTTCGCCGGACGCCTCTGGAAACTCAACTCGATCAAGGGCGCCGCGATCCAGTCTATGGGTTTCACCGCGACCGGCCTGGCATAAAACTTCAAAAAACAGCGCGAGAACACGATCTTAGCTTAGCTTTCTTACCTTCCAAGGATCACGTCGATGCCCGAAATCACGCCGAGTTTCGTTTTCGAGTACGAGCGCAACATGCGCGCGAATACGGAGAACGAATATATCCGCCGCTTGCTCGCCAAGAACATTTGGTGGAACAAGGTCATGCGTACGATGCCCATCGAAGGGCGGACCGAGCGCGTCACGTGGATCCTGAACACGGCGATGATCGAGCCCGTAGGCCCGACCGGCTCTGGCGACCTGACCTTCGAGGGCATGGTCACTCAAACCGTCGAGTATCCGACCTTCCGTCACGGCAAAGGGATCGTCGTTCAGCGCGATCAGATCGAGGACTTGGACGGTAAGGGCCTCGACATGCTCGGCGAATGGTCGAGCCAGATCGGGAACGAGATTGCGTACTACCCCCAGCGGCTTTGCACTCAGTTGCTCTTGAACGGCGCGGCTTCGGACGGTAGCGCGAACGCGTACGATGGCATCCGCTTCTTCGCCGACAATACGACCAACGTGGTCGGCGGCGTCAACGTCAAGGGTCACCCCTACAACCCGTTCCGCCCGACGCTCGGCGGATATCAGAATTGGCTCCATGGCGCGGCCTCGGGGTCGTACATCGGCGCGCAGGCGATCGACGACTCGGTCTCGCCCGACGTCGCGCTCGTCAATCTTGCCAAAGTGATCTCGTTCATCGCGGGCGTGAAGATGCCGAACGGCGTCGATCCCCGCTTCTTGACCCCAAGCTTCATCCTTGCCCCGCCGCGCATGGCCCCTCGGCTGCGCCAGTTGACGGACGCGAAGTTCTTGGCCCAGGCCGCATCGGGTGGCGCGGGTTCCGGTGACGTCAAGGCACTCATCGAAGGCTGGGGCCTTGGAACGCCGCTGATCGCGCAAGAGCTCGGCGCAAACTTCTCCTACACGTTCAACATGCCGTTCCAGGTCGTCTCGACCGGCGACACGACTTTCCTCCCGGAAACCGTCACCGGCTCTGACACGAGCTGGTATGTGGTGTGCGAAGAAATGCGTACAACTCAACTTGGTGGGTTGCTCCTTGTTCAGCGCAAGCCGTTCAAGGTCAACTACTACACGGGCGACTCGGGCGGAACCGCGATGACTGCGGAGCTCGATCGCGCGAACAAGTTCGAGTACCACGTCCAGGGTCGAATGGCTGCCCAATTTGGCCACCCGTATACGATATTTCGCGTGGACGCTTCCTAAGTCACTCTGGGGGGTTATCTCCCAATGAGTTTCCCCTATCTCGACCTCCTTGGCTTCCGTCGTCGCACGACGATGCAAGAGGCCGACGTCGACGCGATCGAAACCCGAAGCCCGGGCTTCCTCGTCGGGCGGATCAAGACGCGAACGAGTCGGCTAAATGCCCGGCTTCGAAAGCGATACGGCAACGCGGTCAACGTCGGCAACGGGCTCCCGTGGGGTAACGTCCCGCCGACCTTGATCCCGAATGGGACGCTTCCGCCCGCCGTTTTTCTTTCGGGCAAGCCGACGCTCGGATCGCTCGAGATCCTGATCAACGTCACGACCCCCGGAATTCTTGGGGTCGCGCTCTTCAGCTGGTCTAAGGATGCCGGCGTTTCGTTCGTGGCGACGGGCGCCGTCACGGCTCCGATCGTCGTCTTTGGCGGAACGGGCCTCAGTGCCAACTTCTCAAACTTGTCGAGCTATTCGGCGGACAACGTCTATCAAGCCGCGAGCCCTGTTCCCGAGGTCATCCTCGATTGGCTCACCGTCTTGGTCACGGTTGACGCGTACGCCAAGCGCGGCGTCAATCCGTCCGACCCTCAAATCGTCCAGCTCATGACCGAATACGACCGCGTCCTGGCAGAGGTCAAAGAGGCGGCGGACTCGAAGGACGGGTTGATCGACATCCCCGTGTCCGAGGACCAAGATTCGGCCGTGACGACTGGCGGGCCCCTCGGCTATTCGGAAACGAGCCCATACGTTTGGGCCACTCAGGAGCAACTTCAGGGCGAGTTGGAAGATCAATCCGGAGCCGGCACGGGCTCTTGAGCCGGTTCTCGTGTTAGACTGAGAGACCCATGAGAAAGACACTCGCGCTTCTTTTCGCCGTCGCAGTACTCGCGACCGGTTGCGTCAAGCCAAATCCGCCCGTCGACCACCGAGCTGGAGTCCCAAACTTGGGGCCCTCGACGGACCCGCGGCAGACGACTTACACTAATACGGGCACGATGACCCCGCCGAGCAACGGCTCATGGTCGACGGCTCAATGGTACGTGTCGTACGCGGCCGGCAACGACTCGAATGATTGCTTGACGACGACTACGGCATGCGCGAGCGTCGCCGAGATTCAACGACGTTGGGGTGGGACCCCCGTCTTGCCGCAAGCCACGAC